TTGAGAACAAGCTGTTTGAAGCATCCGACCGCCATTCGCTCGGGACCCGCGTTTCGCTTACGCGCCTGGCACAGTACGAAGCGCTGCCGGACCGGTATACCTATCCCCGCCCTGTGGGCGGGCTTGGGCTCGCAGTGCTGCGCGTACCGCTGGTGAACTGTGTGGACGGCAGCGCGGACGCCGTGAGCATTTACGAGCCGGCCATGCAGGTCATTCAGAACATAGACCGCATGGAATACCTGCACGGCAGGGAGTTCGAACTGGGGCGCCACCGGATCGTGGCGCCGGGCGAGATGCTGCGCAGCGGCCCGGACGGTGAGCGGCGGCTTGAGGACAGCGTGTTCGAGAACATCGGACCGGCATTCACCAACGACCAGCAGCGCGCCGGGCTTACGGTGTTCAGCCCGGCTTTGCGGCAGGAGGCCTACGAAGCCCGGACGCAGGAATATCTGCGGACCGTCGAGAATCTGATCGGCCTCAAGCGCGGCCTGCTGAGCGACGCCCAGGAGGTGGAGAAAACAGCGTTCGAGATCGCCAGCACGGCCGGTGACTACAACCTCAGCCTGCAGGACCTGCAGAGTGTGTGGTTCGACGGCGTGCGGGACTATCTGCGCATCTGCGATTCCCTTGGCCAGATGTACCGGTACTGTGACCAGAGCGCCTGGGATGTAACGGAGCAGCTGGCAATTACCTGGGGCAACGGTGTGCTGTACGATCCGGACAAGGAATGGCAGCAGGAATGTGAGCTGGTGCGCATGGGATATCTGCGGCCGGAGATCGCACTCGGCCACCGGTACGATATGCCGTGTGAGAGCGAGGAAGACTGGGAAAAGATCCGCGCAAAGTATATGCCGGACGCCAACGCCGAGCCGATGAACGAAGTGGAAAGGCTGCGCTAAATGTATGATGATGAAAGACTTGAGGAACTGCGCAAGAGAGCCGCCGCGATAGCGGAGCCGATCTGGGAGACTCTGCTGCGGGACATTGTACGGCGCGTGCGCGGTGCCGGCGGCATCACGTCCACGGCGGAATACCAGATCTACCGGGCCGAGCAGCTGGGCCTCGCCGAAAAGGCCATCAAGGCGGCGCTTGCCGAGCAGCTGAAGATTTCGGACGCTGCCATCGACATGCTGTTCGAGGAGCTGCGGGACGAAACGGTCCGGTTCGAGGAAAACGCGGAGCTGCGCCAGCTGGTGGAAGCCTACGGCGCGGTATCGAAAAAAGCAGCTGCCGCGGACTATGAGGGGCTGTGGGCGCCTGGACCGGACGGCAAGCTGTACACGGTGAAAGAAGCCTATGGCAAGATCATGGATTTTGCGTGGATGCAGACCGCCACGGGCACATATGACTTTCAGACTGCAGTGCGGGAAGCTACCAAAAAGCTGCTGGAACGGGGCCTGCGCGTCATTCCCGGCAAGGATGGGCGGAGCTATCGTCTTGAATATGCGGTGCGAAGCTACATCACGAACCGCATGGGCGAGATGTTCAACGCTGTGAATCAGATGAACTACGACGCCATTGGCGCAGACGGCTGGGAGATCAGCGCGCATCCTGCCCCGGCGCCTGACCATGCGCTCTATCAGGGCCGCCAATATTCGAAAGAAGAATATGACCGGATCAACAACAGCCTTGCCCGAAAATTCGGGTGGTGGAATTGTCGGCATCTTGTGTATCCCATCCGGCTGGGCGTCAGCCCGCGCGCATACAGCGATGAGCAGCTGCAGAAGTATCTGGACGACAACGAAAAAGGCGTCTGGTACAATGGGCAGCACTATACACTGAGCGAGGCCAGGGACCGCAAGCGCCAGCTGGAGAGCCTGATCAGCCAGACAAAATACGACATCCTCGCAGCCGAGGGCGATGACCAGCTGCTGAAGGAACGCCAGATCCGGCTGCAGAACCAGCGGCGGGAATATGAGCGTTTTTGCCGTGAGGCCGGGCAGGAGCCGGAGAACTGGCGGACCATGGTGGCATCCTTCGGACGCAGCGAGGCCAGCAAGGCCGCATGGGCGGCCAGAAAGCTGGGAATGGGGACTTCTACGCTAAAGTCTAAAGACGCCATGCGCACCCAGCTTGCTGCGCTCACAGACGAAGAGCGCGCGCAACTCACGCAGTACACAGGGTTCGATGCCACGGCCATCAATAACGCAATCCGGCACGGGCGCGTCAATGCCGCAACACAGGAGAAAATCTCCATACTGGACAGCGCCTTAAATAAAGGTGTCATTCCGGACCGCGTCACGCTGTACCGTGAGACGTCGCTGAGCTTTTTGGAGCTGGAAGACGGGACACATCTGACGCGGGACAGCGTTGGGAAATACAAAGGCAGGATAATCACGAACTCCATATTTTCTTCGACCAGCTTCCGTCAGCTCGGACTGCCGGGCCGCGATACGGTGATCGAGCTGCACGTGCCCGCCGGATATCAGGGCGCTTTGTACATACGGGACCTTGCTCACCCGCAGTACAAGCTGCAGGATGAGGTCCTGTTCGCGCGCGGACTGAAGTACAGGATCCTTTCTGTTGACACATCCAGTGATAGGGTATATATTAAGGCTGAGGTGATGAAACCGTGATCCGCGAAGAAGATATCAGCCCTTCTATGGCATATCCTGACTGTTGGGGGGTTGCTTCCGTCCCTATGTGCAATGGCTGCAAATCGTGGCAATGGGAAAAAGATGTCTGCAAAAGATATCCAAAAGGAATCCCCGGCTCGATCCGATACGAGGAATATCACGAGTGTCCAGAGTTTGAATTGGTAGCCTCCGGTGATATCAACTACAAATACGTGAAAGCCAACATCGAGCGGCTGAAGAAATAGCTTCTATTAAATAAGGTATAAAGGGACCCGTCCGCGGGTCCCTTTTACAATGCCCTTTAAAGCACCTGTAACCGGTGTTTTAAGGGCATTTTTAAATTGTTTTTACCGCCGGCCCGGCGGACAACAAAACGGGCGCCGCAGTACCGGGACTGGCCGGATAAAAAGGACAGCGGCTGACGAACATCCACCCATCATACGAAAGGAGCAAAAAGACATGACGTTTGACTGGCTGAAAACCCTCCTCGGGGACGCATACACCGAGGACATCGACAAGACCGTCGCCACAGAGATCGGCAAACGCTTCACGGCGAAGGCCGATTTCGAGGCCAAGTCCACGGAGCTGAAGAACGCGAAGGCCCAGCTGGCGGAGGCCAACGAGACCATCGAGGGCCTGCAGGCTGCAGACAAGGATATCGAGGCCGTGCGCAAGGAGGCTGCGGAATACAAGGCCAAGGCTGAGCAGGCGGAAAAAGACGCTGCCGAGCAGTTGGATGCGTACAAATTCGATACCTGGTTTGACGGCCTGGTGGCACAGAACCACGGCCGTGACGGCGCGGTGATCCGCACGCTGGCGGGCACGGAGCGTATGGACGCTTTGCGCAAGAGCCAGAACCGGGACGCAGACGGCAAGGCCCTGTTTAACGATCTGCTGAAGAACAGCGCCTACGCATTCGAGGACCAGACGCCGCCTCCGCCTCCCTATGCCGGCGGCACAGGCTCCGCTTCCGCTGCGGCGGACGACGCTGCCATGCGCGCGGCCATGGGCCTGCCCGCAGAGAAGAAATAACGTTGAGAAAGAGAGGAAAAAACAATGGCCAATCTCATTGAACTCGCAAAATCCTACGTCCCCATGCTGGACGAAGTGTACAAGCTGGCGTCCTGTACGTCCGACCTGGACGGCGCGCCGGAGCTCGCGCGCCAGGGCGCCAACGCCAACGAGCTCATTATCCCCATGCTGGAGATGGACGGCCTGGCCGATTACGACCGCAACGGCGGATACGTGGCTGGCGACGTCAAGATGGAGAACCGGACCGTGCAGTGCAATTTCGACCGCGGCCGCATGTTCACCGTGGACACCATGGACAACGCCGAGACTGCCGGCCTCGCCTTCGGCCGCCTGGCCGCGGAGTTCATCCGCACAAAGGTCGTTCCGGAGCTGGATGCGTTCCGCTTCGCCTGCTACGCGGGCAAGCCCGGTATCAGCTCCGCGGAGGCCACGCTCTCCAGCGGCACGGACGTGATCGCGGCCATCAGCGCCGCCGTGACCGAGATGGACGAAAATGAGGTGCCGTCCGACCAGCGCCACCTGCGCATCACCTCCACGCTGCTGCGCGCCATCAAAGACATGGACAGCTACAAATCCAGAGAAGTTCTGGAGAGCTTTGCGTCCGTCAAGCCTGTGCCCCAGCGCCGATTCTACACCGCCATCGAGCAGTTGAGCGGTAAAGACGGCGAAAAGGCCGGCGGCTTCCGGAAGTACGGCAAGCACTACGTCAAGTGCGCGCAGGGCGATACCGGCGCTCTGGAGGTCATCCTGAATTCCGGCAGTGTGTCCGGCGCACAGATCAAGGCAGCCGATGTCACGCCCGTTGCCGATCCTGCATACAAGCCCGCCGCCGGCGACTATGTCAAGGCTGTGGCCGGCGCGGAGATCAACTTCATGATCCTCCATACTCCGGCGCTTATCCAGTTCCAGAAGCATGTGGCGCCGAAGATCATTTCCCCGGAGCAGAACCAGACCGGGGACGCCTGGAAGTACGGGTACCGCAACGTCGGCATCGCGGACATCTACGCAAATAAGCTCGCCGGTGTGTTCTGCCATCATAAGGCCGCCGGCGTCTGAGAAAGGAGAACATCATGGGCAAATTGATCGGTAAAACATACGCAGCCCCGGCCCCTGCGGCCGTGGCGCCCGCTACGGCTGTATATACCTGCCCGCACTGCGGCAGGGAGTACAAAACGGAAAAGGGCCTGGCAGACCATATCGCCAAAGAACACGCCGACGCACCGGCGCCGGGCGAGGAATAACGGAGGGAGGCGGCCGGTGTGGTCTATGCGAACTGGGATTTCTACAATCGGACGTGGCATGGCAGTATGACCGCCCAGGAGTTCGAGCGCTGGAACTCCCGGGCAAGCCTGGAGATCGACCGGGCCACACAGGGCCGTGCCGCAGCCGCGCCGGAGTCCATGCGGGATGCGCTGGCGCAGTGCTGCTGCGAGCTGGCAGATACCATGCTGCAGCAGGATGAGGCCGTCCTCGCCACCAAAGGCGGGGCTGTAGCCGGCGAGAGCGTGGACGGGTACAGCGTGACCTATCGCGGCAGCACAGAGAACGGAAGCCTGCAGGACGCGGCGGATGCCGCCCGGCTGCACATCTGCCGCAAATACCTGTGCCGGCCCGTCAATCTCCTGTATACGGGGGTGCAGCCGTGAACGGCGTTAAAAACGCGGACTGCACCCTGTTCCACAAAGAGTGGGACGAAGCTGCGCGGCGGGACGTCTGGAGCTGTACGCAGTTTCCGGGTGTGAGCTGGTACTCGAAAAAAGGCGCTCAGCCCGGTACGGCCGGAGAGACCGCCAGCGATACGCTGATTGTGCGCATCTTTACCCGGGACGCCATTGCCGTGGATGTAGGCGACATGATCGCCCCAGGCCTTGTGTCCGCTGCGGTCACGAGTTCTGCGGATGTGCTGAAAATGTTCCCGGACAGCTTTAAGGTCCTGCGCGTCCGGGACAACCGGCGCGGCAGCCTGCAG